CGAAGGCGGTGGGGGCCGTGCAGGCCCTCGACCTTATGCTCGACGAGATCGCCGAGTTGGAGCAGCGGATGCTCGAAGAATAACGCGGAAACGCGCCAAGGAATCGTGGGATGGTCCCATGCTAGGTCACGGCGTACCTAAAACGCTGCACGGAGAGGCTGCAGATGCAGTATACGGCTGAAAATGCCGCACCCGACGAGGGTTTGAAGGCTAAACTACCAGAACCCAAGGGCTACAAGCTCTTGATTGCCCTTCCCGATATGGACCAGAAGACGGCTGGTGGGGTGTATATCCCTGACGAGCGCCGTGGCGCGGAGGAAACCGCGTCGATCATCGGCTACGTCATCGCTGTTGGTCCGGACGCGTACAAAGACGAGAAGAAGTTCCCGTCAGGTCCGTGGTGCGGCGAAGGCGACTTCATCATTTTCCGTTCGTACTCTGGCACCCGCTTCAAGGTGTCTGGCAAAGAGTTTCGTCTCATCAATGACGACACGGTTGAAGCCGTTGTCGAAGACCCACGGGGGTATAGCCGCGCATGACTAAGGGCGAGTACCGCGTAGGGATCGCGTTCAATCCTAGCCAAGACGATATGGTTGGTCGGCTCAAGCGGGCAGCCGCGGACTTTATTGACCTGATCGAGAGCATTGACGCCCACAGGAATGGGCCGAACACCGAGGTCATGCGCCTGAAGTCGCTGGCGCAGACCTATATTGAGGATGGAGCTATGTGGGCGGTGAAAGCCGCTACAAAAGCTCCGCAGGAGGCATAAGATATGGCAGAGCAAGTAGACACCAAAGACGACGACATCGAGAGCGAGTTCGAGATCGAGGTCGTAGACGACACGCCTGAAGAGGACAAAGGTCGTCCTCGCCGTGCCGAAGGCGCGGAACCGGAGATTCCGACCGATGAAGAGGTCGAGAACTATTCCGAGAGCGTCAAAAAGCGCATCAGCAAGCTGAAGTTCGAGTTCCACGAGGAACGTCGCCGTGCGGAAGAAGCGCAGCGTATGCGGGACGAGGCGATTGCGTTTGCGCAGACGCAGCGCCAGCAGCTGGAGGCTATGCAACGCCGGTTGGCTGACGGTGACAACGCCCTCGTTGCACAGGCACAGGCCCGGTTGAAGTCGCAGCTTGAACAGACTCAAGCCAAGATGAAGATCGCGTATGAGGCTGGGGACACCGACAGTTTCATCGCCGCTAACGCAGAGTTGGCCGGACTGAAAGCGGAAGAGTCGCGCCTCGCGTCGTACCGCCCCACCCAGCAACCCGCGCCGCAACCCGCGCCGCAACGGGCCCCAGCTCCTGCTCCGCAGGCTCAGCGTCCTCCGGAACCCTCGACCAAAGCCAAGATGTGGGCCTCGGAGAACGAGTGGTTTGGTAAGGATGAGGAGATGACCGCCCTCGCATTTGGTGTCCACGAGCGCATTGTGCGTCAAGGTGTTGCGCCAGATAGCGATGCGTATTATACTGCGATTGATAGCGCTGTTCGTCAGCGTTTTCCGGACAAGTTTGCGGCACCGAAAGAGTCAACGCCGGTACGTAAACCGAGTTCCGTGGTGGCTCCCGGCGGGCGAAGCTCGGCACCCTCACCACGCAAGGTTACGTTGACTTCGACCCAAGTAGCTCTCGCCAAGAAACTGGGTGTCCCTCTGGACGTTTATGCGGCGCAACTCGTTAAGGAGCAGAAAAATGGCTGATCGTACCCCCCGCACGACTGAAACACGTGAGGCGTCGGCTCGCCCGGCTGCGTACCGTCCCCAAGGAATGCTCCCGACCCCCGAACCACGTGATGGACTTCACTTCCGCTGGGTTCGCACTTCATCGCTCGGCAACGCCGACATGACCAATGTCTCACGCCGCTTTCGTGAAGGCTATGTTCCTGTTAAGGCGACCGAATTTCCGGAACTGAAGATCATGTCTGACGTGGATTCACGGTTCCCGGAGAACATCGAAGTCGGAGGCCTGCTTCTGTGCAGTGTTCCGGCAGAAGTGGCAGCGCAGCGCGTTGCGTTCCAAACCAATCAGGCGCAATCGCAGATTGATGCCGTGGACCGTAACTACATGCGTGAGTCCGATTCTCGGATGCCCGTGCTTGCGCCGGAGCGTTCGACCCGCACTACGTTCGGGAAGGGTTAACCCCTTCCTACACCTAAATTGAACTGGAGGATGAGCTATGGCAACCACTGCCGCTCCCTATGGTCTGAAGCCGGTAAAGCGCGCTGACGGCCTTCCCTACGCTGGGGCTACGTCCCAGTACCTGATCGACCCCGCCGGTGAAGCGACCAACATTTTCACCGGCCAAGTCGTCATCATCGGTTCCGACGGCTACCTCGCTATCTCGACTGCCACTGGTGCAGACCTCACCACGAACAACCTCGGCGGTTCGGGTGTCGGCGCTATTGGCGTGTTCATGGGTTGTGAGTACGTCAACGCTCAGGGCCAACTGATCTTCTCGCAGTACTACCCCTCGGGCTACGCAGCTCCGGCCGGTACTTCGATCAAGGCCTATGTTGTGGACGACCCGAATGTGCTGTTCCAAGCTCAGCTGGATGGCTCGGGTGCTCAGACCATCATCGGCACGAACACTTTCTTCGCCGCTGTGCAATCGACCTCGACTGGCCGCACCACCACGGGCCTCTCGACTTCGGCTTTGGACGCCACCGTTCAGACCACCGCGGCCGCCTTCCGTATCGTGGCTCACGTGTCGCCTGCTTCGGATGCGTATCCGGACGTTCTGGTTAAGTTCAACCCGGGCGCACACAGCTTCACTAACGCTGTTGGCCTGTAAGGAGGGCTGATCTATGGCTATTTCACGCGCACAGGCTCTCAAAGAGCTTCTCCCCGGCCTTAACGCTCTGTTTGGTCTGGAGTACAAGAAGTACGAAGACGAGCACTCGGAAATCTACGAAACCGAGACCTCGGAACGTTCGTTCGAAGAAGAACAGAAGCTGTCCGGCTTCGGCGCTGCCCCGACCAAGGCAGAAGGCTCGGCTATCTCGTACGACAACGCGCAGGAAGCCTTCACGGCGCGCTATGTCCACGAGACCATCGCTATGGGCTTCTCCATCACTGAAGAAGCGATGGAAGACAACCTGTACGACTCGCTGTCGGCTCGCTACACCAAGGCGCTGGCTCGCGCTATGGCGTACACCAAGCAGGTCAAAGCCGCCGCGCTGCTGAACAACGGCTTCTCGACGTTCAAGTCGGGCGACGGTGTGAACCTGTTCTCGGCTTCGCACCCGACCGTGGCTGGCGGCGTCAACGGCAACATGCCGTCGGTCGCTGTTGACCTCAACGAAACCTCGCTGGAACAGGCTGTGATCGACATCGCTGCCTACACCGACGAGCGTGGCCTGCTCATCGCAGCCCGTCCGCGCAAGCTGATTATTCCGCCTGCCCTGATGTTCGTCGCCACCCGTCTGCTGCAGACTGAGCTCCGCGTCGGCACCGCTGACAACGATCTCAACGCGCTGAAGACCAACGGCTCGATCCCCGAAGGCTATCGCGTCAACCACTACCTGACCGATAACGACGCTTGGTTCCTCACGACTGATATCCCGAACGGTATGAAGCACTTCGTCCGTACCGCGATGACCACTGCAATGGATGGTGATTTTGAAACCGGCAACGTCAGGTACAAAGCGAGAGAGCGTTACAGCTTCGGATGCTCAGACCCCTTGGGTATTTACGGCAGTGCCGGGGCATAAGCCTTAAAAATCAAGTAGTTAAGGCCCGCTTCGGCGGGCCTTTCTTTTTGCCTGTAACTAACGTAAACTACGCGTATCCCTGACAGCGGAATCCTCCGCTGACACTAGCCACGACAGGAGATATTCATGGCTACTACGTTCTCGGGCCCCGTAAACTCGACCAACGGTTTTGTCGGCGACATCAAAGTCCCCACCTACACTGTTGCTAACGCTCCTTCGGCTTCGTCGGCCGGTGCGGGTACGGTGATCTACGTGTCCAACGGCGCTGCAGGCTCGGCCATTCTGGCCTTCTCGGATGGCACCAACTGGAAGCGTTCGGATACCGGCGGCACCATCGCAGCATCGTAAGGGGTAGGATATGAGCAAACGCTTCACTCCGCCCTCCGCTGAAGAGCTCGCGGCACGCGGGCTCAACCCCGATGGTACTCCGTTGGAGCAACAAAAACCTGCGCCTAAGAAGGCCGCGAAGAAGGACGCTGAGGAATGAGCGCATACCGTTCAGCTGACGCTACCGTATCCGCGGTTGGGGCTGCGGCAATCACTACGTCGGACTCTGGCACTATCCCCACCACGCGCGGCGTGTACGTGGGGGGTACAGGAGACGTTAAGGTCGATATGGCGGACCGGGGCACCGTGACGTTTGTTGGGGTGGCGGCTGGCACGCTGCTTCCGCTTCAGGTCACGCGCGTGTACGCCACGGGCACCACGGCGACCAACCTTGTAGCAGTCTACTAAAGGACCAAACATGTTCCTCGGCATTTCACTTTCTTTAACCGGCCGCCTGTTGAGCTCGACCTCGCTGGATTATTCCATCGAAGGGAAGCAACCCGGGCTGGTCTTGGATTTTGCCGAGGAATACTACCGCGCCGCAGGCGCGACCTCCACCTTCTCCGGTGCCGTCACCCACAGCCGCGCGGGCAATGCCACGATGGTGGACAG